GAACAAATTGAGGCTGGAGCGGAATCCTTTAACGTTTTAGGAGACTTCAATACCATTGACGATATGGCGATAACATACGCAAAAACTCATGAAGAAATATTACTATGGCCTTATTCAATAATATTCAATAAATTGTATAGAAATAATCTAAATAGTATCTTTGAATCTAAGTATTCAAATATAATGAGAAACAAAAGCACTGGAAATGATTCATAATTTAGTAAAAAGTATCGTTGATGTAATGAACGTAAATGGTAATACATTTACTTTCGGACACACTCAACAATCAGTTCAAAATATAAATGCGGATCAAATACAATTACCAGTTGTGTTTTTGAATATGCCCGTTAAATATAATCCAAAAGTTGAACAAAGCGGATTTATAAAAACCGTTTTCACTTGCGAATTATTTTTTCTTTACAAATCTAATATTGACGATGGCGGCGGGATAAATGAGTCAGGAGAAACAATAGCCGAACAACAACAAATTGAAATATTTGAACAGGCTTTCGCAGCTCATAGACAATTTTTAAACTTATTACCAAAATCGGTTGATGTAAAAGAATATAAATCTAATAATGCGATTCAAATACAGCATGTTTTTGACGCTGATTTATCTGGAGTTTACGCAACTATAGAAATTGAGCCTGTTGATCGAAGCGGTGTTTGTGAAAACTCTTTATTTCCAGTGCCTAATTGTCCTGAATCAGGTTATTTAATTGTAAATGAAAACGGAGAAGTAATAGTTCAAGGTTCTTTACAGGCTGGGCAAACATTAGACGTAACAATATCAAATTCGAATATAAATGTTACGAATAGTTTAGATCAAAGTATCGGTTCTTCAGTTGTTCCAGCTCAAGAAAATCAAACTATACAAATTCCAGACGTTGAAAATATTGATTCAGATGGATCAATCGTACCCACTCCTGCGGGTGTTGCTTTCAATTGTTCTTCGGGTTCAACTCAATTATATCAAGGTGCAAAGGTTAACCAAACAGGACAAACAGTTTCTTATGTTACTGGAGACGATATAACAAGAGGGCGTTTAATTGACTTTTTCACACTTCCATATACTAACGAATGGGGGCATAACAATAGGTTTTGCGGCTCTACTGGTGGTTATGCTGATGGTTCAAATTATTTTGATGTAGATGGTAATAGCACTACTAGGATTTTAGCTTTTCCGAATGATATTGTTTTTGATTTTAGTTGTAGAAATGTTGATTCTATTCTTAGCTATTACATAGGAGATATTTTTACAACTAGAACGTATTTAGTAGCTTGCCCGTTATATTTAAGTTCAAATTTTGGAGGCTTGACAGGTTGGAATTTATGGAATGATGTCGAGGTGAGAAATGTTATGTGTACACATTATATGAATACGGTTACACATTGGATGAGCTACAAGCCTTTTGAGTTTGGAGGTGGTCAAAGGTATTTTATAACCTCTAGTCGTGTGGGTTCTCAGGTTATACGTACTGACTTAAGATCTATTAGTTATTTTGCGCCAACTACTGAAACAAATCCTTTATTTACGGTTTACGTAAGATATACAACTTTAACAGAACTAGGACTTTAAAATATGGCATTAACAAGGCAACAAAAAAGATTTACAGAAAGGCTTTTAAAAGACAAAGCAAAGATTGACTTTATAGCTGAAAAACAAAGTCAATACAGATTAAACGAATGGGACAAAGAAAGAAGTTCTGAAATATCAAAACGCGCAGAGGTTTTTTTATGTTGTATTTTAATATTATTCACATACTCTTTTTTATTTCATGGCTAAAGGCGATAAAGAAATATTACAACAATTCGTTGATAAGTTAGTCCCAGAGGTTCAAGAGGTAACAAAAAGATTTGCGCCAACTATTTCAAGCGAGGTTACAGATACAAGCGCGACAATATACGGATCAAAGTACATTCAAACTTTAATAGATGGACGCCCGCCGACAAGTTCTAACCCTGTTATTGGTGAAAGGTCGCTTCAAGAAATAATACTTGAATGGATCCAAACAAAGGGAATACAACCGACCCCAGGTGTAAACGGAAGAATACCAACGGTTGAACAATTATCTTATGCTATTTCTCAAAGCATACACCGAAAAGGGGACTTATTATATCAAAGGGGCGGCGGCAATAATATCTTCGAAAACATATTCACTAGCGAAAGAATTGAATCTTTGTTAACTTTGTTTGGAAAGAATACGTTAAATGAGGTTGAATCAATAATTGATATAGAACAAAAATGAGCATTGCAGTAATAAAAACCCCAAACGTAGATTTAAACGGATCGCTTTCTAAATGGCAAGCAGTACATGAGCCTATAAACTACACTTTAGAGCGTCAAGATCAACAGGTGCAAACCAAATATAAGCCAAATTTAGGAACGGCAAGAGTTCAATTAATTGGCTCTTTACCTTTGGAGGTTGCAGTCGGTCAGCGTTTTTTATGGGTTAGCGGATCACTTTCCGAAGTTTTTACAATAATCCAAATTCAAGGCAATATTTTGATTACTGACTCGCAAACTCCGGGTACTGTTTTGGGTGGGCATGTTGTTTTTTTAGATGGTTATAATAATTATTTTGTTGAAACTCAAGTTTTATATGTAGATACAAACGGCTATAATTTAATAGGAACATTTAAGAACAAAACAAATTTGAAAGGTCAAGTTAATTTGAACGTTTCAAGCGTATTAAAGACAGTTTGTGAATATGACAATAAATTTGATTACACAACCTTAAACAAAGCTATAAAAGGCGAAGGGGGTAAGTATAATTTAAAGTTTAGGGAGATTTACAACGGAATAGAACAACCTTTATCAAATCCGTTTGGAGCTGTTCAATATTTCTCAAATTCATCAAAGCAAATACTTGAGCAATACGGTTCTAATATGGCTGAATATGTTCCTACATTAGACGCGACCAGGGTAAATAAAGCTAAATTTTTAACCGTTTTCGATAAGCCGACAGCATTTAAAAATATGCCTTTTTCAATGTCGTTCATATATTCAGAAAACCTTTTGAATGAAGAAATAGAAATGATTCAAAACGGTTATAATATTAATGATATTGAATTTTGGAACGGTGAAGAGGTGCTTGACTATTTTCAACGCGCTCAAGTAAATAGGCTCATGTTAATAGACGGTCTTACCGACGATGTAAAAACTCTTGAAGTTTGGCTTCAAACAACAGGAAACACAATTACAACACCACCACTTGACGGGGGTAATACTTTTGAAGCTGGATTTGCAGAACCTTATCAACCTGTTGACCCTACACCACCAAACCCAACATCATGATTGTAACAGAAGTAAAAAAATTAAAATACGATTCTAATTGTAAAAAGAATCCCGTTTTTATAACATGGCTCAACACTTTAACAGGCTGGGAACAATGGCTTTTTGATACTACATATATCGACGGGCTTACAACCGCTAGGAGCGAAACTTTCGAAGGTTACATAAACGACTTAATTACAGCAAATTCAAAAGTTCAAGACGTAAAAATAAACGCTCAAGCCTCTTTGACTGTTTTCGCGTTAATACCTAAAGAAGATATTACAGGAGTAAAGACTTTATTATATTCTTTATCTTGCAAAATGCTATTAAACCCTATGACATGGCAAACTGAAGGGGTTAAATTCATAACGGTAAGACCTCAACCGGGAAGCTTTCAAATTTTAGATCAAAGGGAAACTGAAGTTCAAATTGAAATTGTTTTTGATTTGCCATACATTAACACTCAAAGACGTTAAAAAATGGATAGTCAATTCTTTATTAATGGTGTTGAAATTATTTTAAGTCCAGATACAGTTATTGCCGTGACGTATCAATCAAATAATATTGGTGAGCTTCAAAAAAGACAAGGATCGTATACAAATACTTTTGAGGTACCTATGATCGATCAGAACGCGCAAGCTTTGGAACATTCAAACTTAATGACTTCGGCGACTTTATACCCTTATAAAATTTTAACAGGCACATTAATACAGGACGGAATAGAAGTTTTTACGGATGGTCAGGTTAAAATAGTTTCAATTCAAAACAACATTGCAAAGATTAACATTGTAGCGGGTAACGTTGATTTATCTAAAGCGATTGGAGATTTAATAGTCGGCGATCTTTTTACTAATGACATTGTATATCCTTGGACTTTGGAAAACGTCTATAATTCAAGAGATAAATCGAAGTACTATATTTATCCGGTTATTGATTGGCGAATTGATTTGAACACAATGTTTTCAAGTCCTTCAATTGATGTTCGTCAGTTGTTACCTTGCGCTTTAATGACCGAGGTTTTTAATAGATTAGAAAATTATACTGGCTATACTTTTACAGGTGACTATATAGATAGTGAGGATCATAAGAATATGGTTTTAACACCTTCGGATTTTTCAAGGAATCCAGACTATTATGAAGATGAAAAAACAGGACTTTCCGCAATTGGTAGTATTACTCCAGGGGTCGGAGGTTTACCACCTGACATTGATTATGTTTGGACTCAAACCTTTGAAATAGCACAAGGAGCGGCAACAGAGCAACATGATGTAGACCCAGTATATGAAGACTATTATCTAGGTAATCAAGGCGGCTTCAATATTCCTTTAGGTTCTTATTTCCCACCGACTGACAATGTAGGGACTTTAAAATTTGCGGCAAGGCTTTATTTAGTTTGGAAGAAAAAAATCGGCGAGGATTACGGTATTGGTCAACAACCGCAAAGCCGAAATTATCAATATATTACTAGAATAAAAAAGGGCGGCACTACTGTTGCGGAAATATCAAGCGACATTATTAACACGAGCTTTTTTGATCCTTTTGAAGTGGTTGTTGATATAGATACTGGCGAAATAGTTCTTGATTCAGGAAATCAATATTTTGTACAGATTGAATTTAGAATACAACAACATTCAAACATTCAAACTACTTTTGCGGTTTCTGGGTTTCAAAATTTATTCACTCATTTACCTACCGACTCGATAACCTACGAGCAAGATATTCGTTTTCGTGATTTATTTAGAATGAAAGTAAAAGACGTTTTTTACGATATTTTGAATTTGCGCGGCTTAATCATTCAAACAAACTCATATACTAAAGAGGTTCAATTTAATCAGTTTAACGATCTTATCAAAAACAAATCAATAGCTAAAGATTGGACTGAAAAAATTGATATTAACACAAATGTTTTGAGTTTTACTTTCGGGAAATACTCACAAAGAAACAATCTACTTTTTAAGGAAAATTCAGAAGTAACGCAAGGATTAGGAGATTTTTATTTTAACGTTAACGATGAAAATTTAGAAGCTGAATCGAATGCAGTTCAAATAAAACACCCTGCAACCGAAGAGGCTGGGAGATATTTAGGTGAGAATATACCAACCATTGAAGGTATTGACGATTTGAATAAATGGCAAAAGCCTGAACATAGAATTTTACAGCTTAACAATCAATCAACTCAATACAACGTATCTTTTGAAGATGGATCAAGCACTCTTAATTCAAATACAAATATTCCTTTTTGCGACTTTGTGGGATTTGAAGAACTTGTTCCGAATTATTACAACGCATTGACAAACATATTAGATAACACCAAAGCTTTAGGACTTGTATTTAATTTAACTCCGGTAGATATTCAAGAGTTAGATTTTACTATCCCTATTTTTTTAAACGTTCCTGAAATGGACTTGAACGGATATTTCTATATCAATAAAATTTCAAACTACTCAAAGGGGAAAACCTCTTGCGAATTAATTAGACTTTAAAACATGGCAGACGATAAAACAATTTTACTAAAGGTCGAATTAGACGTTTCGGAACTTCAAAAAGCTCAAAAGGTTGCAGCAACAACCGTTAAAGATTTAATAGCCAAAAAGAAAGAATTAAACGCGGCTGAAGACAAAGACACTATTGCAATTGCAAAAAATGCCGCTGAACTTAGAAAGGCAAACAAAACATTAAAAGATACGACAAACGCCTTACAGGTAAACGAAAGGCAAAACAAAAGTAATACAGGTTCACTTACTGAAATGCGAGAAGCTTTAGCGGCTGCCAAAACTGGCTACGCTTTACTTTCAGAAGAAAGCAGAAAATCAGAAGCGGGGGTTAAAACCGCTGAAGATATGCTCAAGCTTAAAAACGCGATAAACGAAATCGAACAAAGCTTTGGAACTTTCACAGGTTCTGTTGGTAATTACGAAGGGGCAAACAAAAAGCTAACTAAAACGCTTGAAGATGTAAAGAACGGATTAATACCTTTAGCAAAAGGCGCATCTATTCTTGACGATCAAATGGAGGCTTTAAGAAAAGAGGGCAAAGAAAATACAAAAGAATTTAGAGAGCTAGAAAAGGCTCAAGAATCACTTGACGAAGAAACTAAGAAGCTTGCCGGAGATATGGAGTATCTAGGTAAAGATATTTTAGTCGAGGTTTCCGGGTCGATTTCAAAAATGGAAGACAGGCTTTATGAAATGGCTCTAGCTGGAGATACTACTTCCAAAGAATTTATCGAGTTACAAGAACAAACCGCAAAATATAAAAAGGTTGTTATTGAGACAGATAAATCAATTGATGCAATGGCAGAATCTGGCAAAGGTCTTAGTTCTGCATTAGCTTTAAGTGAAACTGTTGTAGCTGGTTATCAAGCTTATACTGGCGTAACTGCTATACTAGGAGAGGAAAACGAAGCTTTGCTTGAAACAATTACAAAACTTCAAGCGGCTCAAGGTGTTTTAAATTCAATACAAATAATTCGTCAAAAGCTTCAAGAAAATTCAATAAGAATAACGCAATTACAAGCGGGCGCACAAAGGTTATTGAATAAAGCAATTGGAGAGGGTTCGAAAGCTTCAAAAGTTTTTAGAGGTGCTTTACTTGCAACGGGTATCGGTCTTATTATTTTAGCGGTTACGGAATTGATAGCAAACTTCGACAAGTTAAAAGGAATGTTTGTCAGTGTAAACGATCAGCAAAAGCTCAATAATGAGACAATGCACGCCGCTACTGAAGCGATAGCCGACGAATTAAGCGCGGCAAATAAATTACAAAAGACTTTAAAAGATGAGACTTTAACTAGAGAGCAAAAACGAAAGGCTGTTATTGAGTTACAAAATCAATACCCTAGTTTATTAGGTAATATTGACGCTGAAAAAGATTCTTTAGAAGATGTCAACAAAGCTTTGTCTTTAAATGTGAAACTTGCTAGATTAAAAGCTCAGAGCGACGCAATAGCAGAATTAAGAGCCGAGAAATTTAAGAATATAATTAACGAACAAACCGACGCGATAACAGGCAACAACGTTGGTTTTTTAGATCAAGCTCAAGCGTATTTCAAAAACTTTGAAGCCGCAAATCTTTTTGGTGCAAAAATTACAGATGTAAACAAACAACAAAAAATAGCAAGCGACGCGAGAAACAAAGCGAATAAAGATTCGTTAGAAACTGTAAAAACAACACAAAGAGAGATTGACGCTTTAGATAACCTGGATAAATCGATTGATGAACAAATTAATTCTTTAATGCTTTTAGGTGCGAGCGATAAAGAATATCAAAAAGATCAAGATAAAAACACTAGAAAAACAGATAGGCAAACTGAATCTATCAAAAGACAAACTTTTGCAATTCTTGAACGCGTAAAGGTTAGCACTGAAAGCACGGCAAAATTATCGGCAAATTTAGACAAAGAATTTGAAGCGGATAAAAAACGACTTGAGGTTTTAGCCGCTATTGACGTCGCAGAAACTCAACTTTTTGGAACCAGAGAAGCGCAAACAGAAGCGAGAATAAGACAAATTGAAGTTGAAAGGGATAACGAATTAAAAAACTTAGAATTAACAGAAGCGGAAAGGGTTAAGATTAAACTTGAATCGGAGCTTAAAATAAGAGCAATTCGAGAAGAATCCACTCAACACACCGCTGATCAAGCTGAAAAGGAATCACAAATATTAACAGATGCGCAAGCCAAAAACGCAACAATAGCACTTAATTTTGCTCAACAAACCGCTTCTGCATTAGTTCAGATAAAACAAAATCAAATTCAAGCTGAATTAAATCTGGATAAAGAGAAATATGACACTCAATCACAACTTTTAACTGATCAACTTGAATCGGGGTTTATTACTCAAGCAGAGTTTGACGCTAAAAAATCAGACCTTGACGCCAAAGCTAAAGCAAAAGAAAAGAAATTAAAAGAAGAAGCTTTTAAAGCTGATAGAAACGCCAAATTAATAAGTGCGGGTATTAATATCGCTTTAGGTGTTACAAGTGCTTTAACAATACCGCCACCGGCTGGGGTTGTTTTGGCTGGTGTTACCGCTGCTTTAGGTGCTATTGAATTAGCTGCAATTGCAAGCGCACCAACTCCAAAATTCAAAAAAGGTGGTATTTTCGGCGGTAAGTCTCACGAAAACGGAGGTACTAAAGGTTATTTTGACGATGGAACTCAAATAGAAGTTGAAAAAGATGAGCATTTTGTAATAGTAAACAAAAACGCTAAAGGTTTAATGTCACAACTAGACTATATAAATCAATCAACTGGCGGCGTTCCTTTAATGTCTGGGGGCGGCGTAATGAAGTTTCAAGGGGGTGGTGTTGCTATTTCAGAAGCTTCGAAAAGTGGTAATAACGCATTTAACCAAAGTCAACAGTTAAACGCTGCTTTAATGAATATGCCGCCAATATATGTAGCCGTTCAAGATATAAACACGGGACAAGGTCAATATGCCGATGTTGTTCAAAGGTCAGATTTTTAATACTTGTTTAATTGTAAAACTTTTATAACTTTGTAGTATCTCTTAAATACCATTCGTTATATAATCGAATGAAGAAAACTTTTAGAAAAACACCTTTGCGTCAACATTGGTGTTTTTTTTATGCCCTATTAATTTAGGGTTTTTTAGTTTTAAATAGATAATATTATTGTTATTCTAAATAATAAATGTATATTTGAAGAAAACAAATAAATATTATGGAATCAAACAAACTAATAGTTAAAGCTTTTGAAATGACTTTTTCAGTAAAGCCGAAAAGTATTAAATCAATTCAGGAATTAGAAGAGAATGAATTTTTAGATTTTATTGATAACCTTTTACATATAGCAAAAAACAAATAAATATTATGGAAGGAATAAAAGTAAAACTAGTACCAAATCAAGAAACAGACTATCAAGCGTTTAGATTTGATGAATTAGGAATAACTTGTTTTGAATGGTCAAAAATGAGTAATGATGACAAAAGAATTTTAGTATTAGAAAACATAATGGAGAATATATGCTCTTATGTTGAATCTATGGAAGAGTATTAATGCTTAAAACAACCAAATAAACCAAATAAACCAACCTAAACAAATAGATATGAAAATGAAAAATTTTAAAAAGTATTTAGGAAAGAAAGTGAAAGCAGTTATTGACGTAGAAACAGGTGAAACTATTAAAACTGTTTTAAGATTACATAAAGAAACAGACACGGTAATAACTAACTGCGGATTTGTAGTAGTTGATATTAAATAAATTAACTCATAATGCTCCGTGTAACAGGTCGTTTTAATGCCAACAAACCAAACTAAACAACAACCTAAACCGAAAAGCCTAGTTATTAAGTTAGCTAGGTTTTTTTACGTATAAACATTTTTGTTATAAATTTAACGGAATATTACAAAATTATTGTATCTTTGTTGAAAATCTAACATTTATGTCTAAAAGACTAGACGCAATTAAGTCAATCTTTACTGGAAAATCATACATAAGCAGCACACCAAACATGAATAGTACTGTTCAGTCTAGTACTTATGTTAAGGTTTTAAATGATTTCTTTGGCTTTTATAACAATTACGATAATAGAAAGTTTCTAGCTTCATACGGTGAAAATCCATTGGTTTACATGGTAGTAAACAAAATAGCTGAGACTGCTGCTTCTTTAGATATTGCAATAGTAAACGAGGAAGGAGAAAAAATTGAGGGTGATAGCGTAATACTTGACTTATTAGATAACGCTAAACTTAGGCAAGAGATACAAGAATCTTTTTTACTTTGTGGTAATGCTTACATACTCCACACTATGGGGTTTGGAGGTTTAGGTAACGAATTAGAAGTGTTGAAAGTTCAACTATTAGAGCTTGAATTAAACAGTATGGGGGACTTAGTAAGATACAAGTACACTACTCCTAGCGGTACTGTTTACTATTACGACCCAGAAGAAGTATGCCACCTTTCTACTAGTAATGTTGTTAATGTTGGTAGTACTTCAATATTACAGGGACTTAGTCCTTTACAGGCAGCTTGGACTTTGATACAATCTAGCACTGAAAAGTTTAGTGCTTCTGCTAGTATATTTAAAAACCGTGGTATCATAGGTATATTAACAAACAAGTCAGACGCTCCAATGATACCGAAAGAGCGTGAGAGATTACAGGATGAGCTTGATAGCGAAATGGGAGGTTCTGACAGGTTTAATAAGATTAAGATAAGTACAAGCGATTTAAGCTATATCCAAACGGGTATGAGTCCAACAGATTTAAAACTATTGGAGGGGTTAATGACCGATTTAAGGCTTATTTGTGCTATTTATGGTATGCCTAGTATCTTATTTAATGATAATGACGCAAGTACTTATAATAATGTTTCTGAGGCTAAGATAACAGCTTACAGTGATGTTTACGTACCTACAAACAATATTATACTTTCAGGGCTTACTGAGTTCTTAAACGGGAGATTAAACACCGATGATAGAATAGTAACAGACGTAACAACCATTGAAGAGTTAAAAGCAACTACCAACAGGCTTTTACAAATAATTAACTCTATGGATAGTAGGGTAGCTGCTGAGTTTATCAAAGCAATGACAATAGACGAACTTAGAGCAGTAGGAGAATTAGAAGGATTAAACAATAACGAATTAGTAGCAACATTAAATGGAAAAGAAACTAACAGCGAAGCAGATACAGGAAATCAAGGACAAGAAAGTACAGAAGCTTAACGAGGGAAAATTAATCAAGAAATGAATAAGTTTATAAAAGACCTTATAGCAAACAAAGCAGAGCATATTGAGTTTAAAAAAGCTCAGTTTAAGTCGTGCGATGGTGCTATAATGTTGGATAAGGAAATCAAATCTGTAAACAAGGCTTTAAGTACAAGTACTGAGCATGATACAGATACGGTTATTAAGCGTACAATTATAGGGAATACTTACAACTGGTTAGACTCTCACGGTGACGTACACGTAAAAAACACTTTTAAAAAGTCTATTAACGAGCGTCAAGATAAAATCTGGCATTTACACGACCATATACAACAAAGCTCTGCAAAAGTTGGTAAAGCATCAAAAGTGTATGAGAAAGAGGTTGCATGGTCTGATTTAGGAGTTAACAAGTCAGGAAATACTACAGTTGTAGCTATGGATACTAACATCTTAAAAGATTATAACCCTATGATGTTTACTCAATACAAAAACGGAGACGTTGACCAACACTCTGTAGGAATGTATTATGTAAAGATTGACTTAGCTGTTAACGACCCCGAAGCAGTAGAAGAGTACAAAGTCTGGAATGAGTACATTAACCAAATAGGCAACAAATCCGTAGCAGAAGAAGTTGGGTACTTTTGGGCGGTTAAAGAAGCAAAACTAATTGAAATAAGTGCAGTATTAGAAGGTAGTAACATACTTACTCCTACTATTGAAGCTAAAGATATACAGCCGTCGAATGACACTGTAGAGCCGTCTACGGACACTCAAAAAGATAGTGCAAAGAGTACTATTAAACTATTTTACTAATTAATCAATAATTAAAAAGATGATTACATTTCCAACATTCCTTGAGAAAAAAGGGATTACATTAGATGCTTTTGAGT